CGGCTCGATGATGGTCGATGAGAGCACCCAAATGGCGCCAGCCTGCGGTACCGCACTGAATGGGATCGTCACCGTCAGGGCTCGACCCGAAATCGGACCTACCAGCCGCTCCTCAACCACCCCAGTGGGCAGAATGACCGATAGCCGCCACGGAAGATCCGCTGGCAGGTCCTGATCCAAGGTGACCGTGCTGGCAGTTGCCGCAGCGATTCGGCCCCCAAGGCGCATGCCCCCTCGAACTGGATCAGCGACCTTGATGACGTCCCCCGGACGCACCACGGCACCCTCGAGGCCCGTGCGGAAGGTGACGATCTCGGATTCCGACTGCTCGGAATACAAGAGCCACTTACCCACCCGGTGCGCCTGACCCCGAGAGGTGCATCCCAGCGCCACGACTTCACTTTGCACAAGCCCATAGCGGGCGATGCCGGCGGCGTCCTCGACGTACTCCACCTTTTTCCGGTAGAAGTCTTCGGGGTCGTTCCAGGTGACCAAGGCCACCGTGTGCCGCGCCTTCGCCGAAGACCCCTGGTAGGCAAATTCGCCATCCACGACATTGCTGGGGGCGAACTGATAGACCGGATCGGCGGGTGCATCCTGCGTGACCGTGATCGCGCCACCGGACCAGTACACCATGCCCCGAAAGATCGAGGCCATGTCCTGCACGATCTTGTAGGCCTGCTCCCGCGTCTGAAGATACAGGTTGCAGGTAAAGCGCGGCTCCCATCCATCTGTGCCGCCCAGCCCGTTGGGAACCAACTGGTCGCAGTATTGGGCTACCCGGTAGAGCGCCCACTTGTCGACTTGGGCTTCAGGGATGTAGCCACCCAAGCCATAGCGGGTGCTGGTCACCAGGTCGTAAAAGCACCAGGCAGGGTTATCGGTCCAGGCGATCTTGAATGTGCCATTCCACACACCGCTGTAAGCGCGCGTGGCGGGGTCGTAGTTCACAGGAACGCGAACCCGCAGCAACTTCATGTCATAGCTGCGCCGCGGGATGCTTGAGAATTGGGATGCATCGACCCGGAGCGCTACCAGGGCACTGTTAGGGTAGCGCAGCTTACTCTCGATGACCTCGGTGTAGGACTCCACAAAGGTCTTGTTCTGAATCGCACTTGAGGTCGAATCCGCCGTGATCCGGCGCACACGGATATCCCAGGGGCCACTGCCCGTAAGCGGCACGTAGTAGCTGCGCTGGTACTTGGTCGTGGTCTTGCCAGAGATCGTGTCGTTGATCATCTCCACGAACCCACCGCCGTTCACTTGGCGATCGATCGCAAAGTTCACCGTGCTGCCATTGAGATCGCCATTGGTCGTGTCCTGGTTGGTCAACTGCGGCACGCTCACCTTGACCCGAACGGCATCCACATCCGGGTCGGTTATGGAGCGCACCACCGGCTGGCTCGCCTTAACCTCTACACCGACGACCACCTCGTTCTCAACGGACGAGAACCCCGGCACATAGCTTTGCTGCTGGCTGCCGTTACGGGTCTCCAGGGTGACGCCTGAGAAGTTGGTCGAGCCATCAGGGTTCTGAATCGGTGTGTCGTCCAGGTAAACCGATTGCAGGCCGTCGACCAGCCCCTCGATCTCACCCTCGGAAATGAGGTCAACCACTCGCGCATAGGCTTTGGAACGCAGGCTGTCGGGGGCCTCTTGCGCCACACGGGCGCTTCCTCCACCGCCTTTGCCGCCACCGCCCGCGCCAATGATCAGTTGGCTCATGCGGCGATCTCATCCACGTCAATGCCGGCGCTGATCACCGCCGAGCCCACTATCAATCGGCCGTAACCCACCGGCACGGGATGCCCCTGGGCGGTGGTGTTGACCGCACCATTGAAGCTGTAGCTAGGTTTGTTTTCTGGGCGCTCAGAGGGCTCCGTGGCCTTGGGCGTAGGGGAAATCATCTGCGCCACACCACCCAGAATCATGGCGGTGCCCACCGAGTAGAGCGTGGCCTGAGACAAAAACGCACCCGAAGCCGCCCAGCCCAGTGGGTTCCACCAGGCAACGGCCAACAGGGCTGCACCCAGCAAGATCTGACCGAGGCCATTGCCACCCGCACCAGAGACCACCGGTGCAATCGTGATGCGGCTCTGTCCTGTCGGCTCATGCAAGCGCTCCAGCGTCAGTGGGTCACGACCAGCCAGGACGCGGTACCCCACGCCGCGCTCGCCCGAGGCCACCAATTCCCGCTCAAAGCCGGGGAAGTTGGCACACAGGGCGCGTATGGACTCGGCGGCCGATGAGATGGCCAGGCTATGCCTGCGACCAAAGCGGCGCCCAAGTTCACCGATAAGAATGACTGTGACCATGATCCGTATATCTGAGGATGTGTGTTGAGACTTTTTGCCAATAGCCGCCGTAGACATCACGGCTAGAGAGTCGACCCTGCAAGTGATGAAGGATCAGCCCGTCTCCGAGATAGACGGCGGCGTGATTGGGAACTGGCGACGCCACCTGCATCAAGATGCAATCGCCTGTTTGAATTTCTTCTGGTTTCACTTGCGCAAATCCGACTTCTTCGAAGTTATCGATGTACAAGTTCTCACCACGTTTCCACCAATCATCAAAGCGTACGAAGTTTGGAAGTACAACGCCACGCTCCGACAAGAACCAGTCCCGTAGCAATGCGTAACAGTCAAGAACACCGTGAGACCATTCACGCCCCACAAGCGGTGCAACATAGCCAGAAGGCTGAATTTGCGACCATTGACCACTTGGAACACTGACGATGTACCAAGGCAAACCACTGGCTTCACAAGCCACTCGATCAGCCTGACTCGCTGTCGCAGGGAAACCCGGATGGCTGTGCACCACGCCCACGATCTGCCCCCTCGAGTCAGCATCTGCAAAGTCCTCGGGATGAATCACGAACTGATCCGTGCCCACGCCGATGTTTCGGCAACGCGCATACACCTCACGTCCACGGCGGATCACAAGCAAGCCACACGATTCGCGCGGGAATTCCTCGCGGGCGTGATCCAATGCCAGAGCCTGGTTCTCGTTTTGCATCAACGGATCAATCCAGCTGCGGGAAAGCCACCAAAGGGCAACTCAGCGTTCTGCCCAAACCGGGCCTTGCACGATGACAGCCGCTTGCCGCAGATATCCAGGCTGCTGGAGCCAACCGCCTGCTCATTGGCATCCAGGTAGACCGTACCGGTGTAACCGCACTCTGCCCCACGGTAGCGCCAGGGGCAGACGTTTTGAACGATCTGCCGCCGCGGGAGTGTGACACCCTCCAGATCAAACGATGCGGCCAACTCAAACTCGACCACATCCCGCGTTTCTCTGGACTTGCGGTCGACGTAGTACACGTCATCAGCGAATTCGGCCGAGGGGTCGGCTGTCGGATTGACACCGCCCTCAAAGTTCACCGCATCGAGGTATTTCGCAAGCGTCCTCTTGCGCGTGATCTTGGCGCCCACCAGGTCCTGGTAGGTGAGCACCAGCGCCGTGATGGCGCCCGTGACATTGGCTACCCGCAGGCGCGGACGAGGTACCTGTCCGTTGCCATTGAACTCGAAGCCTTCGACCTCGATGGGGAATGCCTCATAGGCGTTACCCTGCCACACTACCCGCTGCTGCAAGGCATTGGTTCCGGCGTGAAAACGAACCGGCCCCTGGCCGAAGAGCGCCAGATCCAGCACAAAGAGTTCGATCACGCTGCTGGGCGCAAGCTTCTGGATTTCGGAGGTAATCGCAGCTACAGTCATGACAGATCAAACACCTGTTTGAACGTGGCCCGAACTGTTTCGACGTTGGGCTCATCCACTGATCGGCTCCACTCTTCGCACACGAACTTGGCTGCACTTCCACCGGGTGGTGTCCAGTCAAAGGCCTGTACGGCACCGCGTGCACGCAAAAACGCATCGATGGCGCCAGCCTCGGTGCTAGTGCGCCCCCGAAACTCCAGCGACCAGACCTGGGACTGGGTGTTGATGCCAAAGGCCAAACGCTGCTCATAGCCGTCGCCAAATGCCACACGGCGCACGCTGGGCCGCATCGACAGGTTGGCTCCAACCGAAGGGATCCAGGTGAAGGTCGCCATTTACACCGCCCTCCGGCCATCGAGCAGGCCACCTGCGCGCTTTTGGGCAAGCAGTTCTTGCCGCACGGCGCTGGCAATCGCCCGGCCAAGATCGCGTCCGCCCGGGTCATCCGCGCGGCTTGACGTTCCTGCATCGGAGACGCTGACCGAGATGTTGAATATGTCCCCACCGGAGGCGCCACCGCTCATCGTGACCGGAATGGATCGACCGTCAGGCAGCGGCACATAGGCCTCTGGCTTGCTGCCCTCGCCAAAGAGAGCCAGCTGTGGGGAGTTGGCAATGCCTCCGGTGGCGTAGGTGCGCAGCGCCATGGGGCCGGCTGAGGTCATGACGCCCCCATCGGTAAACCCAAAGAAACTGCTCATGGCACGGGCCAGGGGCAGCGTGATCGCGCGCTGAATCTGGATGCGAATCAGGTCTGAAATGATGGAATTGGCAAGAGACCGAAAGTCGAGCTTGCCTGTCATCACAAAGTTCACCAGCGCATCCGTCATCCCGTTGAAGGCACGCACCGTGGCCGACTCCATCTGCTTGCCAATCTGCTCAGCCTCTTCAGCCACCATACGCAGTCCCTTGGCAAAACCAGCCTCTGGGTCGGCCAGTTCCTTAACGCGCTGATTGAGCAAGGTGGCTCCATCGGCAGCTTGGCGGGCGGACTCCTCGATCTTTTTGAGCGCATCGGCCAGCTTTTCATTGCCAGGAGCAACTTCAGCCAACTCGCGGGCCTGAGCCGCGAGCGTGGCCAGTTGATTGGCGCTATCCCGACGGGCTGCGGCAAGGCGGCGCAGGGAGTCCAGCTCACTGATGGCGCCCGTCTCACGCAGCGTCTTGATCTGCTCTTCGATCGCACGAAGTTCGCTTTGTCCTCGGGCTGCCTGCTCAGCTAGATCCTTCATCGTCTCGCCAGGCAGCCGGATCTGGCGCTCCAGATTAGACTGCTGGGCCTCACGCTCCAGTCTCTGGCGTTTGAGGAGAATCTCTGCAAGGCGGTCTTGCAGCTTGAGCTTGTCCTGGGTGGTCTTGGCCACCGACTCAAGCCCGCGACGCAGGATCGCCTCCTCCTCATCCGTCAGTGCACGAAGCCTTTCGGTGAAGTCTTCCTGGGCAGCCAAGCGAGCCTCGGTCGCCTCCTTGAAGCTGATGTAGCCCTGGCTCTCATAGAGGTCGATGATGCGCTGGCGGTCTTTGAGGATGGCACTCTCCACATCCACCTGACCCTGTAAGCGCTTGATTTCACTGTCAATGCCTGCCATGGCGTTCGCAGTGACGGCGCCAGTTGCCGTGCTGTAGTTCAGGCGCTTTCTAGGAGTAGACGCTTGCGTGACGGCGTTTGAGGCCTCAGTCCCCTTGCGAATGTCCTCGAATCTTCGCGTGACCGCATCGGCTAGCAACGGCATATCCCAAAGGTCAACGTAGTTCTGGTTGGCCTGAGCGACGATGGCATTGCGCTTTTCGAGGGCAGCCTGCAGACGTGCGCGGTTTTCCTCTGAGAACGGGTTCAGGCCCTTACCACCCGCCAAGAACGTACCGGCAAGTTCGATGTCAGCCCAGACAGCAGAGAAGCTGCCGATCACCGACTTGATGGTGTGACCAATTCCCCGCAAGGCATCGATGACAACCGCGATGGCGTAGGCCGTCTTTTCTGCCCAGTTGGTGAGGGTCCCCTCAGAGCGCAGGCGCTGCACGCCATCAACTGCGTTGTCCGTTCCCAAGACCACGTTTTTGAGCTCTTGGTACAGCACCGACAGCGAGGGGATTGCGGCGGTAACGAGGGTCTGCGCCACAAAGTTCGATTCGGCACGCATACGGCCCATGGCCTTGGAGGCCTGGTCGGCTTCCTCGATCTGCTTGGCCGTCAGTCGAATGTTGAGGTCCTGGTTTTCCGCCAGATCCTTGAGGAACGGGAGCATCGTTGCCCCTGACTTCCCAAAAAGCTCCATGGCGATGGCTGTCTTGCCAGCGCCGTCCTCAAACTCGGCCAGTTTGAGTGCGACATCGTTCATGACCTCTGCGGGATCACGCAGGTTGCCGCCTGCATCCTTGGCACGCACTCCCAGGAATTGGAGTGCCTTGGTCGCACCGGCCGTTTCATCATCAACACCCGCCAGCCCCTTGGACAGCTTGGCCAGGCTTGCGCCAATGGCTTCCATGGCCGTGCCTGAGATGGTCGCGACCGGGGCGAATCCCGAGAGCGCCGCAGCGCTCGCGCCCGTCTGCTCCGACAGGCCCTGTAGGGCCGCAGCCGCCTCCAGTGTGTGAGTGACAAAGTCCCTCAAGGCCGCAACGGAGGTCGCCCCGATCACCACTGCAAAGGTCGTCTTGGCCACACTGGCCACCTGCTGCATCGACGCCTTCATGTCGTTGGCGTGGCGATCCAGCATTCGGGCCGTGCGTCCCAGGTCCTCCCGGAACTCGGAAGTCTCTGCCGAGAGCTTGACAACCAAGGACCCGAGATCAGCCATGCTTTTTCACCTTATGAGCGAATATGGCCTTGAATCGGGCGACATTCAGGCGTGCATCGTCTTTGGGCGCTGTGCGTTCGATGTAAGGCATGAAGTCTTCAGGCGTAAATGCTCTGGCGTCCTTGGTTCGATGGGCGTTGGCAAAGGTCGCAGCGACCACACCGCTTCTCAGATCAGCTCGCATCTCGCCAAAGGGTTCTAGTTGGTAAAAGGCCATCCACTCGGTCAGTTCATCCGACCCCACACGGGAGAGCAACTCACGCACTGGCATGCCCAGGGCGAGTGCCAGCCGAAAGACTGAGCGCCGAAAGGGGTTGGCCTTTAGCCCTTTTTTGCAGCGTCTACCTGCTCCACACCGATGCCGTTGAGTCGCTGGGCCACGGAGAAGACGCGATCGAGCGCCCGGGCACTCTTGCGCCCTAAAGCTGCGATCTCGCTGTCGTCAAACAGACGATCGCCCTGAGCGTCACACAAGGTGAGGGCCACCAAGCGAGCGCGCACGTTCTCCATGCGGCCATCCTTTTCCAGAAGGCTTGCTTCAAACGCATCACGATCAGTTCCGCTCATGGTGCGCACAAACACATCACCACCCCACTCAGCAACGTGAACAGTTTCGCGCGGCAAGTCATCTGCCGCCAAAATGGCGTCTTTGGTCAGTAAATTCATGGAATTCATCATCAAGCCTCCGTGATATCACCATCGATCTCGATCGTGACGCTGGCCTCGACCACCGCATCCACGCCACCTTGCACGCTGAACTGCGTCACATAGCCATAGAAGGTCCATGACGCAGCAGGCGTCGTGTCGGTGAAGGTGATCTTGAATTGACGACGGGTTCGGTTGGCTCGGTCGGTACGCAAGCCCTGGTGCACCGTATCGTCAGGATTAAAGTGCATCGACAAAGACAGTTGCCCCTCATCACGCAGGCCAACGCGCTTTTCTTTGGAGGTCGAAGCAAGATTGGTGACATCGATGACTGAGGCCTGCCCGCCGGGTCCTTGGAAAGACACGACATTGGGGATGGTCTCAAAGGCGGTGGACCCAAAACGGGCAATGGTGATGCCCTGCGCGGTGATGGCAGTACTGGACATGGATAGTCTCCTTCAAAAAAACAAAAAAAGCCGCTTTAAAAAACCCGTGCTCGAGCATTTCAGCGGTAATAGGTGTAGTCCACACCGATGCGATAAACGCGAGCTTCTTCGTCGAAATCACTCAGGCCCATGCGCACATCGGCTAGCGTGGTGAGGTCACTGAGCAGCGCCGCAAGCACCTGGTCTTGCAACTGTTCACACGCCACGAGGGTGCGGGCATAAGCGTCCACTTGGACTCGGGTGCGCTTGAGCGCTCCAGGACCATCGAGCGAGACGACACTAGCGCTGTCAATCGGTGTGTAGACCAGCGTCGGGTACTGCGCTTGTGCTGGGGCAACAAGGGCGTAGACCTCACCGTCTGCCAGGTGTTTGATGGCGTGATAAAAGTCTTGCATGGCTACTTCCTGCTCAGCGAGTTCAATGACTTGGCTTCCATCTCAATGCGCTGCGTCAGCCGCTCCTTCATCGCGTCGACAGCTTCGCGTCTGCGGGACTCAAGAGCTGGTCGCAGGAAAGGGCGAGCAGCCATCTTGCGAGTGCCGAACTCCAAAAAACGCCAGTACCAAGCGTCTTGCGAGAGGTTGCCGCGCTTGCCTTGGTTGCGGTACTTCTTGCCGTGGCGCACCAGTACGAAGAAGGTCTGGCGACCACCGCCTGAGAGCTCGCGAATGTGTTTCATGATCACCGATCGCTTCAAAGTTCCCGGTGGTGGTTGCTTGGGGCCCAGAGCCTCTGCGGCCTTGGGCGCTCGTGTGCGCGCCTCATCTCGAATCACTTTGGCACCGGCATAAACAGATGCCCTCAAGCCCCGGTTGGCAACGCGCTGTGGCAGTTCGCGAAGCGCACGATCGAGTTGCGCCAGTCCCTCGATGCGCACGGTTTGAACCTTAGCCATCACCAAGTCCTTCACTGGCCAGCAAGATCACGACGATATTAGACTCGTCATCATTGAGCGCAGCATGCAGAGCAAACACACGATCCTTAAACAGCACCCGCATACGCGCAATCGCGCTGGGGTCGGCAAAGATCGGCTGATATCGCACCGTGATCTGATGCGTCAGCTCTGCAGCGATACGGTCTGCAATGCGAGCCTCGCGACCAGATAAAGGCTGAATGTCGGCCCAGACCGTTGCCACATCTGACCAAGTCAGCGTTGGTGCGCCCAGCACATCTTTGACGGTTGTGGGCTGCTGGATACGAACACGGTGGTTGAGTTGCCCCGCACCGACGCCACTCATATGACACTCACCTTAAATCCATCGAGCAAGCCATCCACAAAGGGCAAGGGATCGATGCGACCGCGAGTGAGCACTGACATTTCCTCACGGTGCGCGTACAGACTTCCTACGCGCAGCTTGATCCAGCTCTTGATCCCTTCTGGCACGGCACCGGCAGCGCCATAGCCCGCGTCAAAGGTGACTGAAACCGCACCGATTTGCGGCAATGTGGGCGGCCAGGTTTGACCAAAAATCGGTGTAAACCTTGCTGGCTCACAAGCCGCGTCAACCGTGTATTGGCTCGGCGGCATAGTCTGCGCAAGCCCCGCCATGTCCAAGTATTCAACAGCCACCACTGATATAAGTGGCGACTTATTAATAAGGACGGCATGCCCTGGAAAGGCATCCATGACCAACTTCCAACGCGCAGTGATGAACTGCCTGTGGGTGATGGTCTCGGCCGCTTGGCGGGCCGCGGTGATGAGTGATCCGATGAGCAGGTCATCCTCGCCACCATCGACCCGCAGGTGCAGCTTTGCCTCAGCCAGTGAAACAGGCTCCCCTGCGGGCGGGGTGACGAGTTGCAGTGACATCAGACGATTTGCATAACGCTGGCTTGATTGGCCACATGCGCAGGCAGCTCACGCGCACCAACGCCCAGCACCTGAGCGGCGGTTTGGCTTGCGGCCACCGCGACCGTGAGCGACAGGCGCACAAAGCCAAAGCCGTTGATCGTGTCCAGCTCTTCGGGCCTGATGTTGATGAGCGCTTGCTTGTTGTCGCCGCTGGCCTTGACGATCTGAGTGATCGCTTTGCCAGTGATGTCCTTGGCGCCGGTGCCCGAGGCGTCAAGCGCTTGCTGGAGCTTGGCATCGACCGTGGCACCCGTGCCGAGCACGCCAGTCTGGACAATGGCCAAAAGGCCATGGTGATTGGCCGCTGAGATCCAGCCCGTGGTGGTGGTGCCCGCGGCTTGGCTGGCGGGATCAAGTGTTGCCAAAACGGCGAGCAGTTCACTGCCCTTTGCATTGGGAAACATGAGCGTTCTCCTAAAAAGTTGGGGCGATCAACGAGCGCCGAGTTGAATGAAGGGGGACATCGTGGCGCTGCCCTTGGCAGGCGAGATCGGTGCGGAAAGCTTGGACTGACCGTCCATGCGGAAGGTGGTCCTGAAGGCCGTCAGATCGGCATCGAAGTACAGGTGCATGGAGGTTGCTGTCTGCAAACCACCCGCTTTGGTGATGGTTTGGTAGTAGGACAGGTCAACCAATAGCACATCGCCTTGACCCGAGAAGGTGTTGGCGTGCTGCGAGACAAAGACCGGACGACCCAACAAGCTGCCGTAGGGCGAGACCTGGATGCCGCCTACCGACAGGCCATTGGGCATGTAGATCGGGTAGTTGCCCAAAGTGAGCGTGAAGAGCGCCGGCAGCACATCGTTGTTGATGATCCACACCGACTTGGCAAATGACGCGGGGGGCAATCGCGAGATCATCTTGGCCAGGTTTTGTGGCAAAAGGGTCTGCGCTGTCTGGCCCGTCTCTTTGGCAACGGTCACAGTTGCGCCTGCGGTGAGCGCACCAATAGGCACGCCATTGCCTGCGCCAAAGAGAATTGACTCGTTGGTTTTCCAGCGAATGGAATCGGCCACTTTTTCGGGCAGATAGCTCGTGAGCGCGTTGGCGTCATCGAGCAACTCGTCGGTCGTTGGCACCAGCGCCATGAGTTTTTTCAGACGCAGGGTTGAGAGACCCAGGACCGGTTTGGTCGCAACCGCCGAGGATGCCTCACCCTGCCAATAGGCGCGG